CGATCTGAGCGTGCAGGAACAATTAATTTCTCAGTATCTAAAAACATACAACCCAGACCCTGATACGCTAGAGAAAATTTACGAAATGAATAAAAAGTACTCAACACAGGTTGAGGCAAACGAAGATGTAGCCAGAAATGTAAACTGGAGCATTAAAAGCTTTGAGTGGGATAATTTATTTAACTATGGTGAGGCGAATAGCTTAGATTTCTCAAAACTAAATGGCGTTGTTGGAATCCTAGGTAAGAACTGGAGTGGTAAGAGTTCTGTTATCGAAAGTATGCTCTATACTATCTTCAATACAACTGCTAAGAACAACCGTAAGAACATTAATATTATCAATCAAAATAAAGAGAAGGCTGCTGGCCGCGTTGTTCTTGATATCGACGGTACAGAATACGTAATTGACCGCAAAAGCGAAAAGTATACAAAGAAGAGCAAAGGCCAAGAAGTAACGGAAGCAAAAACAGATGTTGAGTTCACCACCGAAAATAAAGAACTTCTTACTGGTCTGGACCGCAGCGATACTGATAAAATCATTCGCCGCCATGTTGGAACAGTAGACGATTTTCTACTTACCTCCATGAGCAGCCAGTTTAATAGCCTGGCTTTTATCAGCGAAGGTTCGACCACTAGAAAGAGTATTTTAGCGAAGTTCCTTGATCTCGATACCTTTGATGCAAAATATAAGTTAGCTAAGAGCGATGCGTCAGAGCTAAAGGCGTATATCAAAAAATACGAAGATGTCAACTTTGATGAAGAAATCAAAACAATTAAAGATACAGTAAAGAAGACCGAAGATAATATCAAGGAATTCAAGTATCAAGGAATGTCAATTAATTTAGATCTTACTAAATATCGCGATGATTTGTTTGCGACTCAAGCCGAAATTAAAAAATTAAACGATACAAGTGAGAAAGCAGTACAGTTATTTACTAAGAAGCAAGAGCTAGCTACGGAATTAGGTACTTTGTCTGAAAAAAGTACAAAACTAGCTGAAAAGTCTCTAAAGTTAGATAAAATCAAGCAAGATATTTCTGCTGATCTAACACAAAACGTGGCAGAGTTACTAGAGGCTAAGTCAAATCAAGAAAATGCGTCAAAAGACGTAGAAATACTTCAGAAAGAGTATGAATCGGTATCTAAAGAGAGCGTTAATGCTGCAAAGCAAGTTGCCGTTCTTACAGAAGTGCCATGTGGACAAGAGTTCAGTCACTGTAAGTTTATAAAAAACGCTTACGAAGCGAAAGATTCACAACCAACCCTAGTTAAGAATGTAGAACAGACGCTTGTTAAATTAAATCTTGCGAAAAGCACTGTCGATGTTAATCTATATAATGATCTCAAGCAGAAAATAAATAAATATAATATTGCGGTAGGCTTAAATCAGAAAGTTCTCTCAGAAGAGAAGATTCTAGAGGTTGAATACGAGAAAAATAAGAGTAGAATATCCGAAGTGGAAAAAAGCTTACTAGATATCGAGCTAACTCTTGCAGGAATCAGCAATGCGGCGCAGATAGTAGAGAAGCTTAACAAACTTAATGAAGACGAGAAAAAACTTAAGTTAAATATTCATAATACCGAACTAAAATTAAACTCTAATCAACAATTAATTTCTGAAACGTACAAGGAGAATGGATATCAAATCTCGAAGCTTGAGACACTAGAAGAACAGAAACTAGAGTTTGTTGAGAAGAGAAAAGAATACAGCGCATATGATCTATATATTAAGGCAATGCACCCGAACGGGATCAGCTATCAAGTAATCAAAAATAAACTCCCAGTTATCAACGAAGAGATAAACAAAATTCTAACAAACATAGTAGATTTTCAAGTAGAACTAATCAATGATGATGATAAGCTAGATATCATGATTAAACACCCGCAATACAATCAACGCCCTCTTGAGATGGGTAGCGGAGCAGAGAAAACGTTATCAGCGATTGCAATTAGATTGGCTCTGCTATCTGTATCCTCGCTGCCAAAAGCTAACTTCTTTATCCTCGACGAGCCAGGCACGGCACTTGATACTGAAAATTTAGCTGGGTTTATTCGTATCTTGGAACTAATTAAATCATACTTCAAGGTTGTTTTTCTTATTTCGCACCTTGATATATTAAAAGATGCCGTCGATATGCAGATCAATATTGATAAAGTTGATGGCTACGCACACATAGAACAATAATGGGAACTATTCCCGAAAGGATATCAAATGGAGATCGTGAAACAAATGACACTTAAACTTAAAGCAGTTGTAGCATTACTAGTTGCAGGACTTGTTGTCGGAGTAATTGCTTTTAAGAAGCATGTGTCTGATGGTCTTGGCAATGGCGAATTGGAAGCAAAAGAAGAGCAGCTAAAGAAAGAAGCCGATGTCAAACTTGCAGAAGAAGCTGCCAAATTAGAAGCTGAGAAGCAAGTTAAGTTAGAGGAAGTTGCAAAAGAAGTAGAAGTTAAAGAAGCCAAGATTGAAGAAAAGAAAGTAGCGACAAAGAAATCGCTAAAAGATTTGGCATCTAAAGATAAAAAAGCTTTCAAGGCACAGGTCCAGAAGAAGCTAGGCGTCAAAGAGAAGAAGCCAGCAGGACGCAAGCCAAAGGGCAAATAAAATGTATAAAGCTTTGGCTTTCGGGATGGCGCTGTTAATTGCAGCGCCTCCTGCTTTTTGTGAAGAAGATGATGGTGTTGATGATGGCGACTTTGTAGAACTTGAAAAGGGCCAAGCAGCACCATTTGATGGTTACTTATTTGATCACGGTGGAATTGCCGCCCTTGTCGCTAAGCACGATGCAGAAAAAGAACAGCTAGAATTAAAAAGAGAAACAGATCTAAAGAAGTTAAAGATTGATCTTGATACAGAGATAGCTAAAAAGCAAAGCGAAATAGATATAAACAAAAAGCTATCAGAAGATATAATAAAAGCCAATAAAGAACAGATAGAGAAGTTAAATTTAAAGATCGAGCGGGCCAGTTGGATTCAACCGACACTTTTTGTTGGAGGAGTCTTAACTGGTACTGCTTTAACTGTTGCTATCCTAAAGATAGCCGTCCAGATGGTAAAATGAAACGCGACCCTAACTATGTTGCAGCAGTAGAGAAAGCAATACGTGAAAAGTATGGCGAACTAACAGTGATTAATCCAAAGAGTCTATGGGATACAGAAAAGGAAGCGCAGTATATCCAGGAACTAAAAGACTCTCATAAAAAGGATGTCAAGGAAGAGAAAATTGAATTAGACGGTGTTTTTATCTCTAAGAAACTAATTAATAGTAAATTAAATAGGAATTGCAAGTTTTGCGATACCTATTCTTTTAATAGAGACAACGAAGTATATTTAACAAAATATAGCTGCTGCCAAAAGTGCTATATTTTGAATATTGAAGGAAGATAGATAATGGATAAAAATATAGTTTTATGGTACGATAAAGAAGCTTATACGATCAAGGAGTCATATCTAAAGACGCTTATGGTTCGCGAGACTCAAAAGTATTTATTTGAGAGATATGAAAAAACTATAAATAAAACCAATCTTCTTTCCGAGTCTAAAAAGCTTCTGTTAAAAGAAGCAAAGAGAAGGGCGTTAAATGAATCGCAGCAGATAGCAGAAGGCCCAGGATGGAATGCTGTAAAGAATGATATTAAGAAGTTCTTTTCGTTTCTCGGAAGAGCACCTGCAAAAGCGCTTGGGCGCTTCATAAGAGGGCTTAAGAAGGGCTGGTTAAAAGGTCGTTATAATCTATCTGATCAGCAAATTAATACAATCTTAAATGATTATTCTAAAAATGCAGCCAATCCAACGCAAGCCGCAAAAACAGCTACAGCAGATATGGTTAGATTTGGAATTCCTGCTGCCGAAGCAGGTAGACTGGCCGCAGCCTTACCAGCCGAAATTGCAAAAAATGAAAAATCGGCAACCGCAGATACAACCACATCTCCAATAAATCCATCGGCAGCAGATACTGGATCTACAAGTACAACTTCGGCGGGTTCACCATCAACGGTATCTGAACCAGCAGCAGAATTGTCCGCTGAAGATGAAGGTTTAAAAACAGATCTAGAGAAATATATTATCTATATTAATACAACATATAATAATAGAGAAGCCAAAGGTTACCAAATTGGTGCGATAACAATTGATGCCCAAAATAAAAAAATGTTTATTCCATATGTAGGAAAAAACCTAGAAACATCACAAGAAAATATTTTAAAAGCTCTTAAATCTCTTAAAGATGGAAAACTTTATTTACAACCAACTAATTCTGCAGGTCGAACAGAACCATATCAAGTTGCAGACAGCGATGGAAGACCAACCCTGTTAACAAAAGAAAAAATTAAAAGTAACGTCGAGCAAGGAGTTGGAGGGATTAGTTCGCCAAATCCAATAGACAATAAACTAGCTGATGCAGGTAAAGAATCGGCTATAGATAACGCACAGCAGGAACTCGGCGCAGCAGGACAAACTATTATTTCCCCCGAGCAGGAAAAACAAAATGCTCAAACGAGAAGAAAAATATTAGATGCTGTCTTAAAATCTAGAGATAGTTTTTTAGGCATTGGAACAAGAAATAGTAAATTCGAAACTATGGCTAGAACGCTAAGCTCTACTTTAAGAGCGAATAACTTATTAGATGGTGATGTTAGTGAGTATACGGCAGAAAATGGGACGAGAGGAGTCTATGCAAGAACAAATATGCCAGTAGAGCAAGATCCAAACAAAGTATATGTGTTTTGGATTAATAGCGAAAACTTGCAGATGGGACTCGATGATGCTCCTAATAAAGAACAAGCCGCTTCTGGAGAAACCAACACTTCTATCAGTGAGTCTCAACAAAAATTATTTCGCATAAATGGAAAGAACTTTAAGTTAATTAAATAAAAGGAGCATGTAAATGCCACTAAATGTAATCCAAGTAGTAAATGCTATTTCTCAAGCAACACATGATAAGCATCATGGCGGCGGTTACGAGCTAAAGCGCGATGAAATAGAAAAATACGCACGTAATATGGAAGTTATGGATGGTTTCGGCGTAACAATCCACGGAAATACAATGCTTATCCGTTATGCAAGTGAAGAGCCAATTCAAGCAATGCATGATAAACGTTTTGGTTATAAGCTAGAACAACGCGTTAATGATATTCGTAAGACAATCGAAAAGAAGTTCGCTGATATCACAGGCGCAAAATTACGTCTTAAAGAAATAGGAGAGCTAACGAGTCTTGTTGAAACAACAAATCGCGTTAAGATTAAAGTAAAAGCTCAAATGGCTTACGAGATTCTTAATCTAAAAGACAGAGTGGACTCCAACGGTAATAACTCAGAAGCTGCAGCAGAAAAAATTAATTCATTTGAAGTAACATCGAACAAGTTACTTAAAATGGCAACAGGTTCAAAGAAATCTGACAGAGCGCGTAAATAAAAGAATGGTGAAAACATGGAGGAATTATCTCTTGAAGAAATAAAGCAGGAAATTATTAAATGCGGTAGAAACCCTTCCTACTTTCTTAAAAACTATGCAAAAATTACAACCGTCGATCAAGGTACAGTAACTTTTAAGACGTTTGATTTCCAGGATGATCTTCTAGACAAATTTCGTGACCACCGCTTCAATGTTATAGTAAAAGCCCGCCAGCTTGGTATTTCAACCATCTGCGCGGGCTATATTGCTTGGCTAATGTCGTTTCAAAAAGATAAAACCGTACTTATCATGGCGACGAAGTATGCAACAGCAAGCAATATGGTTAAAAAGGTCAAGTATATTATAAATAATATACCGGAATGGCTAAGAATATCATCTGTAACAACAGATAACAAGAACAGTTTTGAGTTAAGCAACGGCTCGATCATTAAAGCGGTTGCAACCAGCCCAGACGCCGGTCGTTCTGAAGCTGTTTCTCTACTTGTAGTCGACGAAGCAGCACATATTGAGAGCATGGATGAAATTTGGACCGCTCTATATCCAACCATTTCAACCGGTGGACGCTGTATTGCATTAAGTTCGCCAAACGGTATCGGTAATTGGTTCCATAGAACATATGAAGATGGACAAAATGGACAAAACAGTTTTATTACTACGCATCTTCCGTGGGATGTCCATCCAAAGCACGATCAAAAGTGGTTTGATGAAGAAACGAAGAACATGGGTAAGCGTGAAATTGCGCAAGAGTATCTTTGTTCATTCAATGCATCTGGAGAAACAGTAATCGACCCAGACGATATGGAAGAATTACGTAAAAAGATGTTAGATCCAAGCAGAAAAAGCTGGGTTGATCGCAATTATCATATTTGGAAACCATATAATCATCAAGGCAAGTATATTCTTGTTGCTGACGTTGCCCGTGGCGACGGCGCAGACTATTCTGTTTTCCACGTAATCAATGTTTCTACTATGGAACAGGTTGCAGAATATCAAGGCAAGGTAGAACCAGAGATATTTGTTGATTTGTTAATAACCGTTGGAAAAGAGTATGGCAATGCGCTTATGATTATAGAAAATAATAACATAGGCTTTACTGTATGCGGACGCGTAGCAGAAAAAGGATATAGAAACTTATATTATTCTAGCAAAAGCACGCACGAATACATTGATTCAAACAATGCAATAGGAAATAGTAATGCAGTCGTAGGATTTACAACATCAATGAAGACTCGTCCGCTTATTATTGCAAAACTAGATGAAATGATACGCAATCGCTCTATACAAATAAACTCTCCACGTACAGTACGCGAATTAGAGAAATTTATTTGGCATAACGGCAAGCCAGAAGCTCAAAAAGGCTACAACGACGATCTTGTGATGAGTATGGCAATTGCATGTTGGGTAAGAGATACTGCACTTATTACAAACAATAGAGATGCAGAATTTTCAAAAGTTATGTTAAACTCCATGAACAAAAGCAAGTCTATTCTAAATACATCTATTAATGGAATGCATAATTACAGAGAAATAGAAAAAGATAATGCTAGAAAAATGCAATCAGAGTTTGCATGGCTTTTTAAGGGATAAAAATGGCTGATCAAAGACGAAATATAAAGAACAATGAATCACAATTATTTAAAAGCTTAACGCGACTCTTTTCTGGTCCGATTGTTAACTTTAAACAGCAGGCACAGCTACGCTACAAACGTAGACAGCTAGATAAGTTTAAATTTACAAGCGCTAGCGGAAAGCATTTCCAAAAAACAAGCTATAATCCATTTGATTCAATTCAAAGTAATATCTTAGCAAACCAAAGTCGTGCAGAACGCTATAGCGATTTTGATCAAATGGAATTCACGCCAGAAATAGCCTCTGCTCTTGATATTTATGCAGATGAAATGACGACACACAGTAGTTTAACAAAAATGTTAAATGTTAAGTGTGCTAATCAAGAAATCAAAAGTATTCTTGAAACTCTATATTATGATGTATTAAATGTTGAGTTTAATCTATTTGGCTGGTGCCGTACGATGGTTAAGTTTGGAGATATGTTCCTGTATCTCGACCTTGATGAACAAATGGGCGTTAAGGGCGCGATTGGTCTTCCATCACCAGAGATTGAACGTCTAGAAGGCGAAGATAAAACCAATCCAAGCTATGTACAGTTCCAGTGGAATAGCGGTGGCTTAACATTTGAAAATTGGCAGATCGCCCATTTCCGTATCTTAGGACAAGATAAGTATAGTCCATATGGAACAAGTGCGCTTGAGCCAGCAAGACGTATTTGGCGTCAATTAACCATGTTAGAAGACGCAATGATGGCATACCGCATCGTTCGCGCACCAGATCGTCGTGTATTCTATATCGATGTCGGCAATATTGCACCAGAAGACGTAGAACAGATGATGTTGCGCGTTCAAAATCAGATGAAACGCAATATGATTGTTGATCCACAAACTGGTCGCGTCGATCTTCGTTATAACCCAATGAGTATCGATGAAGATTTCTTCATCCCAACACGCGGAAACAGCAATACAAAGATCGAAACACTGCAGGGTGGCGCTTTTACTGGCGATATCGATGACGTTAAGTATCTACGTGATAAACTATTCTCAGCTATTAAGATTCCGCAGAGTTATCTATCACAGGGTGATGGCGCGACTGAAGATAAAACAACGCTAGCTCAGAAAGATATTCGTTTTGCTCGCACAATTCAACGTCTACAGCGTGTTGTGGTGGCAGAACTAGAAAAGATCGGCATTATCCATCTCTTTACGCTTGGATATCGTAACGAAGATCTACTAAAATTTAGTATTGTGTTAAATAATCCTTCAAAGATCAGCGAATTACAGGAACTCGAACACTGGAAAACAAAATTTGAGGTTGCAGCACAGGCTCAAGAAGACTTTTTTAGTAAGCGTTGGATTAGCGAGAAAATATTTAATATGTCGGAGAATGATTTCAAGAGGATTCAGCGTGAAATCTATTACGATAAGATGTATAAGGCTTCGATTGAAGGTGCTGCGAGTGCTACAACAAGCGGTGCAGAAGCTGCAGGCGGTGGTGGACCAATAACTGGTGCAGGATTAGGCGGATTAGGAGCAGAAGGCGAAGCTGGAGGTGCAGAAACACCAGCGGCACCAGAGGCTGGAGGTGCGGCAGGAGAAGGTTTACCAATTCCACCACCAGGAGAAGTTGGCGCAGCAGAACCACCACCAGCAAAGCGTAAAGATAATGGTTATACAAAGAAATCAGAAAGTGGTTTACCAGATTTCAGAGGAAACCGTCTTGATATGCAGATGAAGCGTGCGGGCACGCCAGAGTTCGGTACATATCGTAAGACATTTATTGGTAAGCCGGAACTAGATAGTCTGTATGAATCAGAACAAGAAACTAATTATACTGACCTAACTGAAAGCAGATTGCATGAAGTTGACAGGGAAATTAAAATCCTATTAACAAGCTTGGAGAATAAGAATGCAAAAAAAGATAGAAAAGCCTAAACTAAAGCATAACAAAAAACGCAATACCGCGTTTTTATTTGAAGCCTTAGTGAAAGAATTAACAAAAGCAGTGCTTTATGATGATAAAGCTAAGCAAAAAAGTGTTTCAACGCTTATTAAAGAACACTTCAAGAAGAATACCGTTCTTGAAAAAGAATTATCTCTCTATAAGCAACTGTCAGATACAAAAGAATTTCCACAAGATTACGCAGAGAAGCTTATTAATCGTATTCGCGAAGAACATCAAAAGTTAAACGAAAAAGATATCTTTGATGAACAAAGCAAGCTTATAGGCAAGATTAATAAAACAATCGGAGTGCAGGTATATGATAACTTCGTACCTAACTATAAAACTCTAGCCTCTGTATCTCAAATTTTTAATACATCAGTTCCGCAAACAAAAAAGATCATTCTAGAGCAGGAATTACTAGGAAATATTACTTCTAAAAAATTAGAAGAAAAGAAAGAATTACAACCAATCGACTCTCTAACATTTAAGGTTGCTGTAGATAAATTTAACAAGATATACGGAGAGAAGATTCTCCCAGAACAAAAAGAGCTTCTACATAAATTTATTAACTATGCAGATGATGATGTTGATCTTAAGCTATACCTAAGCGAACAATTAAAGAAGATAGATAGCGAAGTTAATCTTGTTTTAGAAAGCGACATTATTAAAAACAACGAAGACCTTCTCTATAAGGTAACCTTATTAAAAGAACAGGTATCTGAAATTAAATTTGATAATGTTACATCCGAAGTTATTGAAAAAGTAATAAATATCTACGAATTCTTAAGTGAGGTGAAAAATTAATGCCTATTCAGTTAACGCTTAGGGAGCCATCACCAATTGGCGGCAATCTTGTATTAAAAGATAAGGCAGGTAAGCGTATTACTGTTGCTGTACGTCGTACTCTTGATGGTAATTTAATGTTCTCTGGTCATCACTGCATGACAATAGTTGTAATGCCCGAGAAAAGCAAAATTATAGCCTTTCCAAAGACAGAATTTACGGATGATGTATATGCCAATCAAGATGAATTGTTTAATTTTCTAGTTCACAACGGTGTAGTCACACCAGATACTATAATTGGCGGTAACATCTATGGTTCAATAGAAGCAAAATATGCTTCTGAAAAGAAAACCGATGAGGATCCTATGGAAGTTGCATTATTAAACATACACAACTTCCTACATAAAGATAAACAAGAATATGCTATTCGCAAGCAGTATATTGACGATCTAGAGAAGGAATTATTGAGCGCAGATGATGAAGATACAACCGAAATGGGCGAAGTTCCACAGGAGCGCACCAAGGGTAGTATTCCAAAATGGGGATTCCCAAGCCGCGGAATCTATAGATACAATTATTAAGGAAATTTATTATGAAAATTAAATTAATTTTAAAAGAACAAGGTGAAGGCGCTGTTACCTGTCCCCATTGTAAAGCGCAAGTACCGGCAGGTAAGAAATTTTGTTCATCTTGTGGAGAATCACTTGCGGAAGCACCAAAGCAGCAAGTCCAACAACCTAATGCCCAAGGAGTTACTACTTGCCCCCATTGTAAAGCGCAAGTACCGGCAGGAAAAAATTTCTGTCAAGCTTGCGGTGAGCCTTTACATAAAGACTCAGCAGCAAATGCTCAAAATACTATAGCAAATGCTCAAAAACAGCAGCAAGATCTTTCGAAAGCAGCAATGAGTCTTGGTGCGAATCAACAACAGCCGCAACAGCAACAACAGCCGCAACAACAAGTTAAACAGCCAGAGATTAGTACGCAAAAAATTTCTCAGCAGGCTCAGCAGTCTTACGACAACCCAGATGAAGCTGAACGACAAATGGTTAATAACATAGTAGCAGGATGGTTGCAAAAAGGCCGTATAGTAGATAGTAATGGTAACGATGCGGCAGAAAAAGTAAAAGCTATGATGTTAAAGGCGGTTGATGACGAGACTGCACCAGCACTTACACAAATGAATAATACTATTTATGTATCTAGCGGCAAACAGATGGTTCCAATGTTTAGATTGGTTGGAAAATGATTTACGATCTATTAACCTTTATACTAGCATGCTATGGAATGACAATGATCGTCGTTTATGGGAAAATATTCGACAAAGTAAGACCAGACTGGGAAGTCCTCAAATGCACGATGTGTACGGGCTTTTGGGTTGGATGTCTGTTATCAATATGCTTGGACACAGAGTTTGGTCTGCTTATAGGTGGATTTATAAGTTCTGGCACAACTTACTTACTAAGCAAGATAGTCAATGATGAAGGATTAGTAGTCAAAATAAACAAAGACTAACTATTTAATAATATGAAACTTACAAAAGAAATTATTAAAAAGCTCATAATGGAAGACAACGTCCCAAATCCAAATACTGGCGGCGGAAGAGCTTATGGAGCAGCACCTACTAGCCAATATATGCAAAATTATAGAGCTGGTAAGGCCCCAGACAACAATAATAAAGAAGAATATCGCGGTCGCGATCCATATGAAACTGGCGAAGTCGAAACCCATATAAAAGGTGGAGAAGTTTATAGAGTTGTGCAAGGCGCGAATGAATTTGAACTTATTTTCGATAAAGAAGATAAAAGCTTATCTCATGGCACTGTTAGACCTATCGGAGAATATAGATTTAATATAGTAAATGGTGCAATAGACTGGGAAAGTGATTTAACACCGCCTCATGTTAGAAACGGTGCAGAGTTGGAACGCCAGATATTAGATTATTCTGGTAGAGAGGACTAAAATGCGTACACAAGTAACTTACATCCGCCGTTATATGCTACAGCCAGTGCGCCATTGCTGCGCTGGTTCACCTATTAACCCCCTAGGATAAGTCTTAGGGGGATTTTAAAGAGAATATAAATGGCACAAGAATTATTAAGAGAGTTTTACGAATTATGCGCTGGCGGTGTTTGCCAAGACCTCCTAACCGAGGAGGATAAACGCTTTGTTAAAGAGGGCGGTCTTATCTTAAGTGGTAAAATTCAAGAAGCCGACGTTAAAAACGGTAATGGACGCAAATACCCAGAGAAAATTTTACGTCGTGAGATAGAAAAGTATCAAGAAACAATCCGTGATGGTCGCGCCCTTGGCGAACTCGACCACCCAGAGAGTTCTGTTGTTAACTTAAAGAACGTCTCGCATGTTGTTATGCGCTGCTGGTGGGATGGTCCTGCTGTTATGGCAAAGATCAAGGTATTGCCAACACCAAGTGGTCAAATTCTTAAATCGCTTGTAGAAAGTGGTATCAAGCTAGGAATTTCATCGCGTGGACTAGGAAGTACGCACCAAAGTAATGGCGTAACAATGGTTGATGACGATTTCCAGCTTATTTGCTTTGATATGGTTAGCGAACCAAGCACCCCAGGTGCATTTATGATGAAAGAGGCAAAAGATCGCCAACTAAAGGTACAAAAAGTACAAAAACTTAGCGAAATGCTAAATAAACTTACCGGACGGTAAAATGGATAAAAAAGAATTAAAGATGTTGCTCAAGCCAATGATCAAAGACCTAATTAAAGAGGTCTTGGCAGAAATTGGCGCAGGAGCAGTACTTGCAGAAGTAAAAGCTCCACAAAAAGTAGCAGAAAGCAAACCAAATTTTGAAAGAACATACAGAGAAAAGATGGTTGCTCCCGCAGCACAGCAAAAAGCAACAGATACGAAGAAACGTATGGATGAAGAGTTGAAAAAGTCTGGATTACTAACAAATAGCTTTAATCCATTTGCCGGTACCCAACCACTAAGCGAAAATCAAGCGGCTGGTGCGGCAGGCGGCAGAGATCCAAGCGACCCAGGTATTGATATTAGTGGATTAGTCGGCAATAGTGCCGCAATTTTTAAAGCCCTAAGTGGCGGAAAGAAGTAAGAAATGTCAGTTAAATCACCAACACACGCAAGCGCAGCACTACCAGAAGGTGTAAGACCAAGTCTAGAAATGAACGAAGTCCTTATCCGTAAGTTCCTAAAAAGCTGTAAAAAAGAGGATCTACAAAAAAATGTATTTGATAAGAGCGCAGATGTAAGGCGCTACGAATCAAAACATCGCGCAGACAAGATTCGTCGTAAGACAAACAAGGAACGTGCCATTCGCGAGCAGCAGGCAGCCGAGAATCTAGAATCTAAGAAAAATAAGAGGTAATATAAATGAGCGATCAAAGTGTACGTCTACAGGCTGGCATAAATAACGTCGGCTCATATCAAGTAAGTGGTATTCCATTTGTCACTGGAGGCTTAACTTTGCCACTTACGTCTTCTGCGCCACTAAGAATTGATTTCCCCAGCATAACTAGCTATTTTGAATTCCGTAATCATGGAAACTATCATGCTAGATTAGCATTTAGCGCAAATGGTTTAAAAGGTACTAACTATTATCTAGTTGAACCCTCTGGTTCTGTACAAATTAGGGCTAAAGCAACTTCGGTATTTTTAGCCTCTAACAACCCAACTAATACTCTTTCTAGTTGTACACTAATTGCAAGTTTAACTGGAATTACCGGTTACGATCTAGCCACAGGCTTATCTGGCTCAGCGGGTATCGGATAAACTAATAAATGCGCATACTCAGTAATGTAGCCATATCTGGCAACCTTAATTTAGGCTCATCCAATAAGAAAGATACATTTGTTATTGGTACGCCAGACTTAGAAAACAATAACGTCAATACAGACGTATTTACTGTTTGGGCAAACGCTGATTTTAGAAATAACGTGCAATTGGGTGCCAATAGTGATGATTTTATTACTATTAGTGGCACCCTTTCTGCATCTAATGGTTCAATACATACCCTTAGCAGCAGCATAATAAGTTCTTCAAACTTGTATCTAGACGAGTTTATATTTGCTGCCAATACAATACAGGGCGGCGTCATAGAGGCCACAGAAGGATTATATGTTAACGGAACTGCACAGATTTCGCAAAGCCTAACTGTTCTTGGTAACATATATCTTAGTGGTAACTTAATTGGATTTGCAACAGGCTCTGGTGGCGGATCAATTATATCCGTCGATAAAGTTGTTTATGTAGCAAAAACTGGCACACAATATGGAAGCGGAACTCTAGCCGCTCCATTTAATAATATCCAAAGTGCTATTGATTTTGCTTCTTCTTCCTATCCAACGCATAGCGAGCCTGTATTTATTTATGTATTACCTGGTTTATATGAAGAAGACGTAACTGTAACTAGAAAAAATTTATATATTAAATCTTTTGCAAATAAAGCAGAATCAAAACTTGTAACTTTTAAAGGCAAGACAACAATAAATATTCCAAATGCAACTCAAAAATATAATGAGATTGTTGCGTTTGAAGGTATATTTTTTCATGGAAAAGCAGATACTGCAGATGCAGCATTATATCTAAGTTCTGGTAGCTATGCAACATATGTTAAAGATTGTTATCTTTATACACTAAATGCATCAAATGCTAGCGTATTACGTGCTACTGGTTCTTTTTCAAGCAAAAAAATAATTCTTCAAAATTGTATTTTTAATGCAAGCGGATCAAGTGGGGTAAATCAACCTATTATAGATTTAAGGGGTTGCAATACAAAGATAGATACGCTTGAGTTATATAGCGAAACAGGTGGAACAGGAAACGGTATTAACGTTAATAGCGATGGAATTGTATCTGTAGATCGAGCGATCATAGCTCCATCTACTACTGGATATCCTGTATATAACGCAAGCACTAGAACGCCAACCTTATCAAGTCCATATTCGCTTTTATTAACAAATTCATCTGTTGGATCTGCAAACGGCACAAGTATTTATTGTGCAAATTATACATTTTTATGGAATGTGTTGCTGGCAAACGCTACTCCAAAAGTATCTGGCCCGTCTGCACTTGTTAATGTCTATTATAGCCAATTAACTGCTGGTTCTAAAATAACTTGGGATACGATAACACCGGTTGCATTACATGAGGAATTCGGACGAGTTACGGCAGAAACGATATCAATAAAAAGCAATTTAATAATTAGTTCTGGATCAAATAAGCCAACTGGAACAGCAACTTTAAATGCCGGTAATCCCGCATCTGTTGTTGTAACTAATTCGCTAGTTACAACAAGTAGTATTATATTCCTTACAAAACAAACAAATAATCATAGCGCAAATGGTAATATGGCTATTGTTAAAAGCAATGGATCGTTTACGATAACATCCAATCATAACGGCGATACCGATGTAGTTGGGTATATGATAGTCAATAATTAATAAAAACTATACTTTTTGTGGTATAAGCACTAATTATAACAAAAGTATTAAATAAAATCGAGGTATTTAAATGTCTTCATTGCTTGAACAAGCCATCATTGATGCAAAACTTATTAAAGAAGCAGCCAAGAAAAACGCAGAAGCTGCAATTCTTGAGCATTACGCAGAAGAAATAAAAGCCAGCATGGAGGCTCTGTTAGAAGCAGATGATGTTGGAACCGATCTTGGAGCAGGCGCACTAAGCGCAGGCCCAGCGGGCGCAGCACCAGCGATGGGCGCAGCAGTACCAAATCCAATTGCCGACGCTGCACCAAAACCATTAACAGGTCAAGCAAAAAGCTTTGTAGATAATATTCCTGCATCTTATCTAGGTGAAGATAATTCACAAGAGATCGAAATCAATCTTGAAACATTAGTTCAAGAAGTTGCGAAGCTAAAAGTTCAACCAGTTGAACGTCTTCCAAGCGAAACTCATATTGAACAGGAAGAGGAATCACTAGCTGAGTCTTTTGATCTAGATGAATCGATTCTTGGGCAAGAACAAGCAACTGACCCAGGTAAAACCGCTCGCGCAGATGCAGCAGCTAGAGACGCTGCAAGACTTAGATCGCAAGCCGCATTAAAAGATAAAGAAAGAGTAGATGTTACGGTTGCCGCTCAAGATGACGCACGTAAGAAAGCAGAAGAAGAGAAAAATAAAACTGCAACTGCTCCAATGGAAGAAGATATCGAATTAAGCGAAGAGCAATTAGAAGAAATTATGCATATTGATATGGAAAACGTCGGAGCAGGCGGCATCAATATGAATGAAATTGAAATTCAAAAAGAATTAAATGTCTATAAGGCAAGATTAGCACAATTAAAGAACAAGCGCAAAGAATTAGAAGAGGCGCTTGTTGCAATTGGTGGTTGCTATGAAGAAACTTCTGCAAAATTATCAAATGTTTCTAAAAATAATGATAAACTAAACCAAAATAACATTGCACTAACTGAAGGCGTAGAGGCTTTAACTAAAAAATTAAATGAAATGGGAATAATCAATTCTCAATTACTATATAGTAATAAGATTTTACGAAATAGCTCCTTGAATGAGCGACAAAAAGAAAGTATTGTCGAATCTATTTCTAAAGCAAAGAGTATAAATGAGGCAAAGACCATTTATGAGACTCTACAAAGTTCAACGGCGAGCATTATTACAGAACGTAAAGCTCCACAATCGTTAACTGAGGCTCTAAATAAGGCACCACACCCATTTGTTACTCGCAGTCAACAAAGTCCAGCAGATATCAACTCGGTTCGCTGGCAACGTTTAGCAGGAATTAAAAAATAATACCTAATAAGGTAATCGGAGAAAAAAATGGCAAATGTATTAGAGCGTTTAACCGAAGGAACGGTTTTCGCAAACAAGGCTGCAGAAACAGCAGCTCTAGTCGGTAAGTGGGAAAAGTCTGGTCTACTAGAAGGCATTGGCGACGACATGCAACGCAGCACAATGGCTGTTCTATTAGAGAATCAAGCAAAAGAACTACTACGCGAGGCCAATGTTATGACCTCGGGCGACGTACAAGGATTCGCAGCAGTTGCGTTCCCAATCGTTCGTCGTGTATTCGCTGGACTAATCGCAAATGATCTAGTTTCAGTACAACCAATGAGTCTACCAAGCGGACTTGTATTCTTCATGGATTTCAAGTATGCTAACCAACTAGGTCTAGATGGTGATAAGGTAATCTCAAGTGCCGTAGGCTCAGAAGAATCACTATACGGTGATCGTATCGGTCAAGATGTTCGCCAAGGCGTACGCGTTGATGGTAACGCATTTGCGGAAAAGGGTTTCTATTCACTAACCAGCGGATACGGAACTGCTCGCGTTCAATTACAAGCAGCAGCAACAAAGTTTATCCACCACGTTGCTCCAACCGCAGTTGTTGCCCTATCGGGTACTGCCGATGTTGCCAAAGCAATCCGCTTTGACCCAGATCTACTAGCAGAAGGCGACGTATCAACATCAACCAAGTACGTATCAGTTCTACGTGCAGTTGCTACAACCGCAAACCTAGGCGATTACTGGGAGCTATCAGCAGAACAAGATCTAACATCGTTATCGATGGTTTCTGGTACCTGTGTTGCAGCATTCTCACTATCCTCACCAAACACTGGCTCAGTAGTTGCAGGTCCAGTAGGAAATGGCTCACTAGCGTTAACTCCATTCTCTGGTTCAATGGTTCGCCGTTTAACCCGCGTTGTTCAAGGTGCAGGACTAGGTCCAGCAGCAACCGATACAGCTGGTACTAAGTATCTAGAACTAGTATATCTACACAGCGCAGCACCAAGTGGCTCAATTACTGCAGGAACCAGCACCCTAGCAACCTCTGGAGTTGGAACAGTTGTTGCCGACTTCCCAGCCAAGGATAATATCCAAAGCGCAGGAGATAACGGTGGATTAGGTGCGCTAGCTGCAACTTCTCCTTGGACACTGGAAAACAGTCCAGATCTAAAAGAGATCCAATTAAGAGTTGACTCATTTAGCATCACTGCTCGTACACGCAAGCTAAAGGCTGCATGGACACCAGAACTAGGACAAGATCTAAATGCGTATCACAACCTAGATGCCGAAGTAGAATTAACCTCTATTCTATCAGAGCAAATCGGTCTAGAAATCGATCAAGAAATCCTAAACGACCTTATCAAGGGACAAACCGGTGGTATCAAGTATTGGTCACGTCGCCCAGGTAAATTCGTTAACCGCAACAGCGGCGTAGACATTGGTACAACCACTGGCGCTGCTGGATATGCTGCTCCGCCAGACTTCACTGGTAACGTTTCTATGTGGTACGAAACCCTACTAGAAACAATCAACGACGTAAGCGCAAACATTCACCGTAAGACACTACGCGGTGGAGCTAACTTCATCGTTGTTTCTCCAGAAGTTGCAAACATCCTAGAGTTCACTGCCGGATTCCGCGCAACTGTAACTCACGATGCCGAGAAGGGATCAACCGGAGCAGTTAAGGTCGGTGCATTAAACAGTAAGTTTGATGTTATCGTCGACCCATACTTCCCACGTAACGTAATCCTAATCGGACGTAAGGGATCGAGCTTCCTAGAGAGTGGATATGTTTATGCACCATACGTACCACTACAAACCAGCCCAACGATCTTTAACCCATCAACGTTCACACCAACCAAGGCAGTCATGACTCGCTACGGTAAGGCGTTCGTTCGCCCAGATATGTACGGTCTATGCATCGTACAAGATCTACTAGGTTAATAATCTAGCTTAAGAAGCCCCCCGATGAAAATCGGGGGGTTTTTTATTATCTATAAAACTATTTATTTCACAGAGGAAAATAAATGGCATATCCAGATTTACGCCCAGTTTCAACCAGTTCAAAAAGTATATTACCAGCAACAGGTAGCTATCAGAACGTAACTTCTGCTAGCCTACCATTTGGTATATATTTAAATACAGACTACTGGACAAATGATCAAATTGATCTTTTTAAGCGCGGCGCTGTTGAAGAAGTTGCTTTCGTATATAAAAAGCTAGGCGGCGATGTATTAGATATCGAATTGGTTGATACGCAGGTTTATTCTGCATATGAAGAGGCAGTACTGGAATACTCCTATACGATGAATCTTCATCAGAGTAAAAACGTATTATCACGCTTCCTAGGCGGTAAAACTGGCAGCTTTGACAGCAATGGTCAACTAACTGGAAGCGATATCGATCCTAGTGTACATCCAGAACTAAAATACCCATCGTGGACAATTGGATATGCTAGAAGAGTTTCTGAAGGTATTTCTGGTATAGCCAACCTAAACGGCAACGAAACAGTCTATAGTGGATCATTTAATATGGTTCCAATGCAGCAGGATTACGATTTACAAGCTGCGGTTGAAAACAATCCAGAATTCTCAAGCAAGGTAAACGGAAAGAAAGTGCTTGTTAAAAAGGTTTACTATAAAACTCAAGCTGCTGGTTGGTATTTCTATGGCTATTTCGGCGGTCTTAATGTCGTAGGTAACTTAAGTACATATGGACAGTATGCTGATGATAGCACATTTGAAATTATACCGGTATGGCAAAATAAGTTACAGGCTATGGCCTATAAAGACGCTATTAAAACTCGCGTTAGTGATTATAGCTTTCAATTAAAGAACAATAAGTTACGTATATTTCCAACACCAAATAGTAGCAGCCCAATTAAGTTCTGGTTTGAGTTCGTTATACCAAGCGATGCTTGGGAAGAACAAGCAGACGGTACAAATAGCGGCGTTGATGGAGTAAATAACTTAAATACGCTACCATTCCAAAATATACCATATAATAACATAAATAGCGTAGGTAAGCAATGGATTCGTAGATACGCACTATCGATATGCAAGGAAATGTTGGGCTATATCCGCAGTAAATTTGATTCTATTCCAATCCCAGGAGAAAAGGTTAGCTTAAACGGTAAAGATCTTATTACATCAGCGCAGGCCGAAATGAAAGAATTAAAAGCGGAGCTAACAAAGATTCTAGACGAGACAACATACGATAAACTATTAGAGCGCGATGTATCGGTCTCTGATAGCACGACAAAACTAACAAACCAGGTTCCTAACCTAATCTATATTGGATAAATAAATGGCTGACAACAAATGGACACGCGCAGAAGCTCCTCCTCCTCCATTATTTACTGGTAAGAAGGAGAAAGATCTTGTAAAGCAAATAAACGATGAGCTTATTGAGAGAGTAATAGGGCAGACAATTATCTATTATCCAATTTCTAGAGAGGCTTCTGATTATCATCCAATATATGGTGAGGCAATAAATAAGACATTTCTTTCACCAATTAAGATAAATGCACTTATTGAATGGACCGGTACAGCAACAAAAACAGGTCCATTTGGTGCAGATCGCTCAACATCACTAAAGGTACACTTTCATCATCGTCGCTTAACAGAAGATCAAAATGTCTTTGTTAGAGAAGGCGATTTTATTGGTTACGATGACCAATATTATGAAATTGTTTCTGTTGTAATTCCTAAATTACTGTATGGTGATCCATATAGCCCATTCGAAATATTAGCTAATTGCAACAAGGCCCGTAATAACGTTTTTAATGGTAAATAAAATAGCGGTTTGATTTTCGTTCAACTATTTATATTAAATTAACGACTTTCTACGCCCCTTAAGGAGAAGAAATATAATGGCAATTTCAAAATTTAAGTTCGTTTCACCAGGCATTTTCATCGACGAGATCGATAAGAGTAAGCTACCAGTAGCGCCAGAAGCTATGGGACCAGTTATTATTGGTCGTTCAGTTCGCGGACCACTTATGCGTCCAGTTAAAGTTCCAGATTATTCAACATTCGTTGAACTATTTGGTGAGCCACACCCAGGTGGCGAAGCACTAGATGCTTGGAAGAACGGAAACAAAACCGCTACAACCTATGCAGCATATGCAGCAAAGGCATATCTAGCAAGCGGCGGACCATTAACATTCTTACGCCTTGGCGGTTATGCAAATGTAAATGCAGATCCATCTAGCGGATTAGCTGGTTGGACAGTTTCCGCTCCATCAACATCATCTGCTGGTGCAAATGGTGGCGCTTATGGTATCTACGTAGCACCAATTAGCGGCGCAGGCGATCTATATACGATGCCAGCAACAACTGGTACTCTAGCTGCCGTTATCTATACAAATGGAGCTTCTCCGACATTAGTAGGAAAACCACTAAGTGGCTCTGCAGAAATTACAGCAGGCGGTTCTTGGATTCGCTCAACTCAAACAGCCTTTGGTGAATTTAAACTAAAGATCAACGATGGCGTTACAACTGCAACTCCAAAAACATTTAACCTTAGTACAACAAGTAAGAATTATATCCGTAAAGTTCTAAATACAGATCCAAGCTCTCTTGATACAGCAAACGGAACCGACGCAAAGAAATATTTCCTTGGTGAAACATATATCGGTTCTGCAATTATTCCAACAGGCGATTCTTATGCTGCTTGTCTTGTCGCACTAGCATCTGCGGCGTCACCAGTAACAAATCACTTTGGAAAGCATCAGTTATCAGCTCAATACGCAACAAGCGGATGGGTTGTTTCACAACACAAAGGCGCATACGATACATTTACTGCTGATGCTACAACTGGCGAATACGCAGATATTGAAAAACTATTTAAATTTGCTTCGCTAACCGAAGGCGAATGGGCACAATCAAATCTAAAGATTTCTATTTCTGATATCAAGCCATCAACAAATCCATTTACGGACTTTGGAACATTCACCGTTTCTATTAGAAATATTGCCGATTCAGATGTTCATCAATCCCCAGTTGAAGTATTCTCCGGTCTATCGCTAGACCCAGCTTCTCCAAACTATATTGCTAAGAAAATTGGTGATACATATTCTGAATGGGATGCTACGCTAGATAGATTCGTTGACTACGGCAAATATGCAAATCAATCAAAGCACGTAAGAGTAGTAATGCACTCTCGCGTAGAAGAAAATAAAATTGCTAATGATTGCTTACCTGTTGGATTCTATACTCCAAAAGCAATTAAGTCATTAACTGTAAGTGGTTCAAATGGACTTGCAGCTTCTATTCCAAGTAGTGCTGTTATTAGTACAAAGTTCTATGGCGCATCTGTAACAGCAACAAATGCTATCAGTGCTTCTGCGGCGTTTACTGCTTCTCTAGAAATGCCAAAGTTCCCATTAACACTAGATAGTGCATACTCAACCGTATCTTCTCTAGAGCAACTATACTGGGGATTCAACACAAGCGTAATCCAAAGCAATCTATATAATGCAGATGCGGCTGAATTCCTAAGACGCGCACCAAGTTTTATTGCAAATCCAGAAACAGATACAACCTATCTAGCCCTACCAACCCTATTTACCCTAGATGATGTCGCATATTACAATAGCGCAGCGGATGTTACAGCACCTGTAACTGGCGGCGTAAATTATACAAATGCAACTTGGGCAGTAGGTCAAAGAGCAAGTGGTAAGTCAATTACTGCAAAAAATTTATTCAGCGATGCAGGCTTACAAGCAAGCGTAGGTGGATTCTCAAGTGATGCATTCCAACAAGTTGCACGCTTTACTGTTCCATTAGCAGGTGGATTCGATGGTGTAAATATCCTAAAGAAAGAACCATTTATCAACAACACGCTTCTAGACAGCGCAACAGCAGTAATAAGCTATGCATATAACACAATTGATACCGCAATCAATATGGTTAGCGACCCAGAAGTTGTAGAAATGAATCTTGTTTCAATCCCCGGTCTACAGAATGAAACCTTAACAAACAAGCTACTAGATGTTTGCGCATCACGCGGAGACGCATTGGCAGTTGTTGACTTAAAGGGTGACTATGTTTCTGAATTCGAAGGAACAGATACAGAATCTGCTCGTAAGCCAGATGTAGCAACAGCAGTTAGAAACCTAAAAGATCGTCAGCTAAACAACAGCTACGGATGCGCGTTCTTCCCAGCAGTTGTTGCAAAAGATACAACAAAGAATGCACTAGTAAGCCTACCAGCTTCAATTGTTGCTCTTGGAACAATGGCAAGCAGTGCAAAGAAAAGCGAACTATGGTTTGCACCAGCAGGATTTAACCGTGGTGGATTAAGCGACGGCGCAGCAGGATTCCCAGTAGTTGGTGTTAAGGCAAGATTAACAGCCAAGGAACGCGATGCGCTATATGAAGTAAATATCAACCCAATCGCTACATTCCCAGCAGAAGGAATTGTTGTATTCGGTCAAAAGACACTACAAGTTACACCAAGCGCACTAGATCGTATCAATGTTCGCCGCCTAATGATCTATGTTAAAAAAGAAGTCAGCCGTATGGCAACAACGGTACTATTCGATCCAAACACAAAGGTAACTTGGCAGCGCTTCCTAGATAAAGCAGTTCCATTCCTAAATGATGTCAAGGGACGCTTTGGACTATCAGACTTTAAGGTTGTACTAGATGAAACAACAACAACGCCAGATCTAGTCGACCGTAACGTTGTATACGCAAAGATCTTCTTAAAGCCAACCCGCGCTATTGAATTCGTTGCACTAGATTTCATTATCACTGGAACCGGCGCATCTTTTAACGACTAAAAATTAATATAAGATATAATTACTAAGAGGATAAAAAGATGTCAACATTTTGGTCTGTACCAATAGATAATTTAAGAAGAAATAGCAGATGGGTGTTAGAGTTGAATGTAACGTCTGGAAAAAGTAAAACAAATTTTAGTACTATCAAATTTGCTTTAAAGAAATGCGATGTTCCAAGCTTTAAGGTAACAAACGTACAGCACAGTTTTGCAAATCATAAGTTTAATTTTCCAGGTCGAGTTGAATGGAATACGATAAATATTACATTTGCGAGCATCCCAGGCACTAGTGGAACTACAAATGTATTATATAGCGCATTACTAGACGGTGGCTATACAACGCCAGACGTTATATTTCCAAATGCTAATACTGTTGACTATAATACATTAAATA